CATTTTCCCGGCCTCCTGAGCCTTAGTTAGTTGATACTCGATTAATCCTTAACTGATGTTCCCAGAAATCACGCTCTCCACGCCAATAGTCGGCCATAGTTAGTTAATAACCTCACCGCCCTTAGAAATTACCCATCCCGGTGCAAAAGTTGCTCCGGTTAGGTCCGCCCCCTGTAGGTCCGCTCCCCGTAGGTTCGCTTCCCATAGGTCCGCCCACTTTAGGTTCGCTCCCTGTAGGTTCGCTCCCCATAAGTTCGCTCCCTGTAGGTTCGCTCCCTGTAGGTTCGCTCCCTGTAGGTCCGCTCCATATAAGTTCGCTCCCCGTAGGTTTGCTTCCCATAGGTCCGCTCCCCATAGGTTCGCCTCCTGTAGGTTCGCGAGAAGGAGTTCGACACCCTGTAGGTCCGCTCCCCGTAGGTCCGCTCCCCGTAGGTCCGATCCCCGTAGGGTGTCGAACTCCTTCTCAGTGCCGTCTAAAAATTTAACTAACATCTCACCCAGCCTCTCTGTAGTTCTCGCACACTAGGTTCATATTCAGGACTTGGCTCGGCGCATCGCCTTTGTCCCACTCAACCGTCACAAGCGCCCTACCCTCACCACCAAACGGCTCCAGACTAGTAACTGCGCCCCGCGCAAACGGAATAGGGCCGGTGAACTGCCCCGTTGACCGTAAAAAGTTGCGCGAGTACTTCACTCTGTCACCAACTTCAAATTGGTGCCTCTTAATGTTCGGCTTCACTGTTCTTCCTCCTTCTTTGTTAAACGGACAAAGCTTGCGCTAGGGCTTTGATGCGCGCGCGGGTGTACTCGGCATCCCTGGCATCACGCGGCGTTCTCTCTTGGAGCCAGCTAATGGCATTTGCCAGCGCCTTACGAGAATAGACGCGCTCTTCGCCGTCCTCGTAAACGCGCACAATCAAGTCCCCGTCAGATGGGTGTTTGCGAAACTGAGGCTTCATTTTCTGACCTCCTGCCAATATCAGCGGGACAATTCACGGCTGTTTAGTGCCTAACCGCACCGAAAGCCCCCGCTTTGGGCAGGGGCAAGGCGCTAGGGTATTACGCGCTGCGGCCCCGTAGTTTCCGAATCAGGTCTCCGCACCCATCTGTGCGTTCCAGATCGGCGATAAGGTAGGCGGTCGAAACACTCTCGCCACGGATGGCGCGGCCTATAGCCGTTCCTGACGGTTCGTTCTCGACCGCGCCAACGAGCGATTTCAATTCTTCGATAACCGCGATTTTCCTGGCGTTACGGTTCTGGTGGTTCGTCATTTTCTATACTCCCTCTCTATTGGTTAGGCGCTAATCGCACCGCAAGCCCCTGCGCGTGGCAGGGGCAATGCGCTATGGTCAATTCCCTGTAGCTTTGGCGATTGCGGCCTCGACCATTTCGAGGGTCCGCACGGCATCATTCGGCATCACGCAATTAGCGTGCCCGCCGTCTGCAATAAGCCGCCCGAGCCAAGGCGCAGCGCGTTTAAGCGCCTCCAGCAACTCCGGCCCGTTCGCTATTAGGCGGGCGTTCGCCTCTCCAAGCGGCGAGGGGTTGCAAATGGTAAAACCGTCCGCATCAACTATAGCCCGCTGGCCGATGGCGGCGCTTTCCGTCTCGATTATGCGCCACGGCCCCGGCGTGTGTTTTGCTTGTGTCATAGTGTTTCCCTCCAATTGGTTAGGCATTACCGCGCGTCTAAAAGAGCAAACAGGCCGACTGGCGCAATGAGTGAGCCAATCATGACCGCGCCCATTTCGTTGATTTCATTGTGCGGTTCAGGAAGTAAGGCGAAAGGGATCGCGTAAGACGCCACGAACCATGCGAAAACCGCAACGATGCGGATTGTGTCTTTTGCCGGTTTGCTCATTTTATACCCTCCAATTGGTTAAACTATAAAGCCGGGAAGCCCGGCAACCGCGATTGGTTCGCCTCTGCCATTAAATGCAGAGACTGGCGTCCCGTTCATTTGCAGGGCGCGGACCATCTGCTTGGCGTGGTATTGTGTGCTGTAGAGATGGTACTCATTACCAAACCAAACCGCCCATATCGGCCAATCGAACTGATCTTGAAGATTGCGCGTTTTGATAGCTTGTTCTGTCAACTTTGCCTCCTGCCAATCTCAGCGGGACAATTCCCGTCGTGCGCCTGTATCATCAGTGCGGGTAGGCGAACCCCCGCAGACGCCCTAAGGCGTTTCAACTATTCGTAGTGCGGCCTTTGCGCGGGCCAATACTTCGGCGAGTCCCCGCGATGGATTTTGGCGCTGTACATGCCTTCGGATAGAACAGAATTAATATCACGCCGCCCATCGTTCAGCGTCGCGTGCAGAAGCCGGTTGATCCGGCGGCACTTATCGCGGGCCCGGGCTTCGTTCTTAAACACGCCCATGATCCGCACCCGCTCGCCGCAATCGTACCACCAACCGCCTTCCTCCGGCCCGCCATAGGCCCGGTCCACAAGGTACACCGCGACAACGAAAGGCTGATGGCTTTCGGCCTCCGTGATCTCCTCTTCGTCATATACATTGTTCATCGCTACTAAGGCCTCCCTGCCCGTGGGTGCGAGCGCCTCATGCCCTCGCCGGTACAGCGTGTAAATCACATTGAGTGTCGTTAAATAATGCGGCAGGCTGTCGCACCACGGAAAGGGTGTATTTTTGAAGGGCGTGGAGGGCCTTAATATACCGCTAATGTACCGAAAGGGATTCGGGAAAGCCCGGGCGATCCCTGGGAAATGTCCGCTTGTGTGCCTCTAATATGCCGTTAATGTGCCTCTAATATACCTACACCCCCAAAATGGCCGGTACGTACGTATATATCCCCCCCTAGGGGGATATACGTACCAGGCGTGTATGCATGACATACCGACCATCCGGCGGGCCTCTATCCCCGCGCTGGCGCATCAGGGGCCATCTCCGGCACGCGCCGATCGGGCGAAGCCCCGCGCTCTTCCGCGGCCGCGCGCGCGGCGCAGGCGTTCACGACGCGAACTAGCCGCAGCAGGCGGGGTGGGGGCATCGACCCCGGAGGCGGGGGGCTAGATATTTACATGGCCCCCCTGTATAAATGGGACCACAATTTGGAATGTTTACTTTTTATAAAGGTGGTAAATGGGCAAAGCACAGAAAGCTGGCGCTAAGGTTGACGAAGCCTTTAGCTGGGCCAGCAATGTCAAGCGGGCTTGGATGTTTGTTCTTGGAGCTGCTGTAATTGGATTTGCGGTCGGGGCAGTCATTTAGTGGCGACGTGGAATAACAAGGCTGGTCAGAACCCCAAAGGTGGTCTTAACCAAGCTGGTCGCGATTCTTACAACAGGGAAACTGGGGGCAATCTAAAGCCGCCTGTTAAATCTGGAGACAATCCGCGCCGCGCGTCCTTCCTGGACCGCATGGGTAATATGCCTGGTCCTATGGAAAGAGATGGAAAGCCCACTAGGCTTGCCCTTGCCTTGAGGGCTTGGGGCGCTAGTAGCAAAGAGGACGCCCGTCAGAAAGCAAGAAATATTTCTGAGCGGAACAAAGCGTAATGCCTTCCAGTTCTGAAAAGCAGCGCAGATTTATGGCCGCTGCAGCGCATAATAAAGCGTTTGCAAAAAAAGCGGGCATACCGCAGAGTGTTGCCAAAGAGTACAATCAAGCCGACAAAGCAAAGAGAACGGCTAGAGTATTGAAAGATATGGATAATGTCGGACGAAGTTGAAAAGTTAGTCTTTGAGCCTAAAAGGACCCGCGGGCCGAACAAGTCTACTAAGAACGCCAGGGAGGCTATTGGTAGGTTTGTCGATGGCAACGCTGACAGGCTTCAAGAATGGCTTGATGAAGTGCATGATCGTGACGGGCCACGGGCTGCGTTTCAGTGCTTTCTCGATCTGATTGAGTATCATGTCCCGAAATTGAACAGGACGCAGCTTGTCGGGAACGAAGAGGGGCCGGTTGAGCTTGTTATTAAATGGCAACAAGAGAAATAACGTTAAGTTATCAGCCAAGAAAAGCATTTAAGACATTTCATAATAGGAAAGAGCGGTGGGCTTGCCTTGTGGCTCACCGAAGGGCTGGCAAGACGGTAGCGGCGGTCAATGACCTAATCCGCGCCGCAGTCATGTCCAAGAGCCCGAACCCGCTTTTTGGCTATATTGCGCCTTTTCGCAGCCAAGCAAAGTCTGTGGCCTGGGACTACATCAAGCAATACGCGGCTCCGATCACTAAAAACGTAAATGAAGCCGATTTATTAGTAGAACTGATTAATGGGGCCAAGATTCGGCTTTTCGGTGCCGACAACGCCGACGCAATGCGCGGCTTGGGGTTTGATGGCATCTATATGGACGAATACGGCGATTTTAGGCCGTCTGTCTGGGGTAATGTCATACGCCCCGCGCTATCCGACAAACAGGGCTGGGCGGTCTTTGGGGGGACGCCAAAGGGCAAAAACCAGTTTTGGGAGATATACGAAACTGCCAAAAGGTCAAAAGACGAGTGGTATCTGCTCAGACTGACGGCTACGGACAGCGGCATACTTAGCCCCGAAGAACTGGACGCCGTTAAGGCGCAAATTACGCCAGATCAGTATCTACAAGAGTATGAATGTAGTTTTGAAGCTGCCATTTTGGGCGCTTATTACGGCGTTGAGATGCGCCAGGCGGCAGAACAAAAGCGGATTACAAAGGTAAAATATCAGCCTGAAATGGAAACGTTTACGGCTTGGGACTTGGGCTACACAGACGACACGGCGATCTGGTGGTATCAGGTAGCAAGGAACGAAATTCACTTAATAGACTACTTTTCCGGCTCTGGGCTGTCCATTTCCGCCCTGGCAGACGTTATTAGAAGCAAGCCATATCATTATGGAAAGCACATCTTGCCCCACGACGCCAGGGCCAAGACTTTGGCAAGCCAGGGGCGCTCGATTATTGAACAATTAGGCGATCACCTTGGCATTTCTAGCCTATCTATAGCCCCCCACCTTTCCGTTCAAGACGGCATCCAAGCGGTCAGAATGACCTTGCCTAAATGCTGGTTTGACGAAGACAAGTGCCGGGATGGCATAGAGGCTTTAAGGCAATATGAAAGAGAATATAGCGAAGATTCAAAGAGTTTTAAGCAAAATCCAAAGCATAATTGGTGTTCTCACGGTGCAGATGCTTTTCGTATGCTTTCCGTCTCTTGGAAAAGTCCTCCGTCTAGTGTAGTAATTGACCCGAATAAACCATTGATAGTTGGTCCGGGTAACACGGCTACTCTTAACGATATGTGGGAGAGCCAAAGACGCCAACGGAGAAGGCAAAGAATATGAGCATAGATACCCCTTATAGCATGAATTATGAACACGTTGCCGCAAGCCAAACGGCGCAAGTCCTTGGCACTACTGGCGGTACGGGGGATTATTTGCAGCGCCTTGTTTGCACAGTTTCTACTGCTGCTACCTCCACTGTCACTTTGCTAGACGATACACAGTCTCACGTTGTTCTACCTGCAAACGTGGGCGGTGGAATCCGTGTCTACGTTATAGAAATTGGAGCTTCTTCTAAAAACGGAGCCTGGAAGGTGACAACTGCCGCCGGCGTGGAAGTTCTTGCAATCGGAATCTTTTCTTAACCCTCATTTAAGGAATTAATTATGCCTTACGGATACAGCCCCTCTCAGTTAGCAAGTGTTATGCAACGTATGCGCCCAGAAAATGCTGCTATGCAGCCTGGGATGCCCCAGGCACCTATGACGCAAACGGCGTCCAGACAGAAAATGATGCCTCAGGGACCTATGACGCAACAGCAAATGAGGGCCGCTCCTACTGCTCAAGCTCCTGTAATGGCTAGCCCAAATGTAATGCAGCGCCCTGTTGCGGCACCTGCAATGCCGATGGTTAATAGGAATATTATGCCTGTAAGGGGTTAATATGCCGGTTCAAGAACAAAACTCTACGCTATCCAAATATCTTGAGATTGTTTCTTGTTACGAAAACGATTTTAAGAAATGGGAAGGTAGAGTAACAAAGATTATTAAAAAATACCGGGACGATAACCGATCTAATTCAAGTTACGAAACCGCAAAGTTTAATATTCTTTGGTCAAATGTCCAAACACTTATTCCGGCGGTGTACTCACGTCTGCCAAAAGCAGAAGTAAGCCGCCGGTTCGGCGATAGCGATCCAATCGGCAGGGTCGCATCGCTACTTCTTGAGCGTAGCCTCGACTATGAGATCGAGCATTACTCTGATTATCGCTCATCTCTTTATAACTCTGTCGAAGACAGGTTTCTTGGCGGCAGAGGCGTGTCTTGGGTTCGTTATGACCCGCACTTAAGGATTCAGCCTGAATCTTATGAGCCAATACAGATAACCGAGGATGTAAGCGTCTATGAGGGTTATGAGGACGGCAGAGAAGAGTACAAAGAAGGCCAAAGTGGTGACATTCAAGACTTCACTACTCCACCTATGGAGATGCAAGAAGAAATTGATTACGAATGTTCGCCAGTAGACTATGTTCACTGGAAAGACTTTGGTCATACGCCAGCTAGGACTTGGGAAGAAGTAACTGAAGTATGGCGCTGGGTCTACATGACCAAAGAGGCCGTTGTAGAAAGATTTGGGAAAAAGATTGCACGAAAGATTCCTTTTGACTCTTCTCCCGATCCTCTTAACAAATACGGCCAACAAAACAAAACGCAAGACAGGGCTAAAATCTGCGAACTTTGGTGCAAGCAAAGCAATAAAGTCTATTGGTTTGCCAAAGGTATGCAAGACATAATTGAAGAATGTGAAGACCCTCTTGAACTAGAAGGGTTTTTCCCATGCTCAAAGCCTTTGTATGCTACCACGACAACAGACAATCTTATTCCTGTACCTGATTTCACTCTTTACCAAGATCAGGCAAACGAACTTGACATTTTGTCGGACAGGATTGACGGGCTTGTTAAGGCGCTTCGCGTCAGGGGTGTTTACGATGCAAGCCAGCCAGCTTTGCAGCGGCTTCTTACTGAGGGTGAAAACAATTCGCTAATCCCCGTCGATAAATGGATGGCGTTCTCAGAAAAAGGCGGCTTAAGGGGAGCTATAGACCTTCTTCCAATTGATACTTTGGCTGCTGCTCTTTTGCAATGTTACCAGGCAAGATCCGACATCAAGAACCAAGTTTACGAGATTACCGGAATTTCTGACATTATTAGAGGCAGCACATTTGCATCTGAAACTGCAACGGCGCAGCAAATCAAAGGCCAGTATGCCGGTCTGAGACTTCGTTCTATGCAAGAAAAAGTCTCAATGTTTGCAACAGAACTTTTAAGAATCAAGGCTCAGATTATTTGCTCTAAATATCAAGACCAAACAATCTTGATGTATTCCGCTGCTGACCAGTTAAGCCAAGAAGACCAGATGCTGATACCAGATGCGCTGGCGCTTCTAAGAGACAACCCGCTGCGCGGTTTCAGAATTGATATTGCTGCTGACAGTATGGTTCAGATCGACGAGCAGCAAAACAAAGCAGACAGAATAGAATTTATGAACGCATTTGCAAACTTTATGCGTGAAGCTGTCCCTGCTGGTCAGGCTGTTCCTGAAATTACGCCAACCCTTATGCAATTAATCAAGTACGCAGTCTCAGGCTTTAAACAAGCAAAAACTGTTGAAGGAACAATTGATACTGCTCTTGAGCAACTAAAACAAAAAGCTATTCAGTCTCAGCAAAACCCGCAGCCTGATCCGGCTCAAATTCAAATGCAAATGGAACAACAAAAGTTCCAGGCTGAAACGCAAGCCGAAACTCAACTGAAGCAGCTTGAGTTCCAATTAGAAAGTGAAATGAAAAAATTAGAAACGCAACTTGACATTCAGAAAATGCAACAAGAAGCAAAACTTGATGCAGAAAAAGAAATCATGGTCGCGCGTATACAAGCAAACCCAGGCATTGATCTGCCGATTGTTGAACAAGCAAAATATGCGGCTGATGCAATAGGTCTTGAAATATCAAAAATACAAGAAGCTGTCGCTCAGATGGCTGAAATTCAAAAACAATCAGAAATCAAACACGATCAAATTATGAATCAATTGGCAGGGTTTATGCAGGTCATAACAGCGCCAAAAAGAATTATTCGCGGGCCGGATGGAAGGGCTATCGGAGCGGAGCCGGTTATAAATAAAGGAGCAATTCAATGAGTGTTCAATTTTCTACTGATGTAAGAGATGATCGTTTAGATCAGATACAGACCACAGTAGGCGCTTCCGCTGTATTGAAAATATGGAGTGGTTCTGTTCCCGCTAATTGTGCTGCTGCTGACAGCGGAACTACTCTTGCGACTTGCTCTTTGCCGTCAACTTGGATGTCTGCTGCCTCTGGTGGTTCTGCCTCCAAATCTGGAACTTGGGAAGATACTTCTGCCGATGCTACCGGAACGGCTGGACACTTTAGAATTTACGACAGCGGTGTAACGACTTGCCATATGCAAGGCACGGTAACGGCAACGGGCGGCGGAGGAGACATGACTGTTGACAGTACTTCTTTTACTGCCGGTCAGTCTTTTACAGTCGTAACTTTTACATTGACCGATGGCAACGCTTAATTGAGATAGTGATGTCTTACATTGTCTGCTTCGATAAAACAGACGCGAAAATACATATGGTCGTATCTGGCGCTCACAATCTGAGCGATCCGGCTTTTCACCCTAGTGATTGCTTTCAAGTGGTTTTCACGGGCGAAGAGTATAATAACGCTGGCGGTCAGTGGTACGCGCTTTGTAAACTAGCTGTTCTGCGAGTCTCTCCAGAAAACGCCCTGGTCCTGAATAAGAGGGCTGATGACTATGACGCAGAACAAGAGCGCCTCAGAATAGAGCGCGAAACCATAGTAATAACTTCTCCAGACATCGAAGAGCCTTATACAAACGACGCGGTGATCTAATATGGTCACGCGGGTAGTCCTCACCTCCGGCACGACGTGGAATGTTCCAAGCGACTGGAACAGTTCCAACAACACAATTTACGCTATCGGCGCGGGCGGTAACGGCGAAGACGCTGTAGACAATTCTTACGGCGGTGTTGGGGGTGGCGGCGGTGAGTTCCGCGCTGTTCAGAACGTATCTCTTACCCCGTCTTCAACGGTTGATATTAACATCGCTGCTGGAGGTGCTGGGTCGGGCGCAGATGGCACTTGGCTAAAAAACAACGCCAGCACTATCGTTTTAGAAGCTAAGAACGGCGGAAACGGCGCGAGCAGAACTGAAGGCTCTGGCGGCACGGGCGGAACCGGCAGCTACATTGCGTTTGACGGCGGGGCTGGCGGCGCGAACACTAACACAAATAGTAG